AACTTAATAACTATGTACAGCATAACACTACATCAACAGGATTTCCGCCATACAACATCCGTAAAGGGGGTGAATATACTTTTGTCATTGAGATGGCATTGGCGGGCTTTAGTAAGAATGATATTGAAGTAGAAGTAGCTGAAGGCTTACTTACGATTCGTTCTATAAAAGAAAATGATGAAAATGATACTGATATTTACAGAGGAATTTCATATCGTAAGTTCAATCGAAAATTTACTCTTGCAGATGACATTGTAGTAAATGATGCTTCACTTGAAAATGGTATGCTCAATATTACACTTGAGCGTATTGTTCCAGAGGAAAGGAAGCCAAGGTTAATTAAAGTAAAATAAATTCTTACTAATGGGAAAAGGGGGTTGACTTTAATTCCCTTTTCCTATATTATTATTAAAGTCGTGAAGGAGTCACAAATGAAAATATTTGAATTTAATAGTGCAGAAGAAATGAGTTCTGGTGCGCCAGCTAGATTAGTTGACGGAGATGGTAATCCAGTTGATGAAGATGGTAATCGTATTACAGAAGATACTGCAACTTCATCAAATGATGGTGATGTTGTAACTGCTGGTTCATTTTTTGGACAAGTTGCTGGAAGTGGTGGTGCTTCTGAAGAAGAAGCAGAGAAAAATGCAAGACTTGCTCGTGAAAACGCAGAAATGCTTGCAGAAGAAGAGCGAAAAATGGAAGAAGAAAATCATGGATTGAAATTTGCAATTCGTCCTATTAAAACTTTTTCTATTGGACGTATCGAATTTCCAATGGAAATTATTGATGAAATCAATAATCATATTGATGAGGTTATTATTCCAGCAAACAATAGTTTTGCAGATGGATTAGTAGGACAGTTGAAAAACGATAGTAAATCTGCACAATTAGATTTTCCTTTAGATGATGATGTTGGACAGCAACTCAAAACTGTTTTTGAACAAGTCGGTAAAACCTTTCTGAAAAATGGATATAATCGAGATGCTGATACTGAATGTTTTCAGTGTTGGACAAACCATGCATATGCTGGTGACTATAATCCCTATCACGATCATGGTGTACAAACCATGGCTGGACTTTCTGGATTTCTATGGTTGAAAGTTCCAGAGTGTATTGAAAAACTTGACCCTAATCCAAATGCATTAAACAATGCAAGTGGAGCTGTTGATGGATTTACTCAATTAGTTTGGGGTACAAGTAGCAGAAAAGATATATTAGAATTGAGAGAACAAACTGAGGACTATGTAAAACCAGAAGTTGGAGTTATGTTAGTATTTCCAAACTGGTTAAAACATGCAGTTATGCCTTTCTTTGGTGAAGGTGAAAGACGCTCAATGGCTATGAATTGGAATGTAACAGACACAGAAGAACAACTACGAGCATTTATGTCTGAACGTGAATCTAAAAAATATGATGAACTCTTGGAGAAACAAAAACAAGAAAATGACAATTGATTACAAATATAATGAAGATAAAACATTAGATGAACTCTCAAAATATATCGACTCCACCTATGATGAACACTATAGTAAGAACAAGTTTCAAGCTACAGAGTTTATCATAGATGGTGGACATGGTGAAGGTTTCTGTATCGGCAACATCATGAAATATGCACAAAGATACGGAAAAAAGAATGGTAAGTCCAGAAGTGACTTGCTAAAAGTCATACATTATGGTATGATTGCTTTATATATTAATGAACTAGAAAGTGAAAAAAATGAAACTTAGTAATGAAACGGTATCTGTATTGAAGAATTTTTCTACAATAAATCAGAACCTTGTGATAAAATCGGGGAGTACTATAACTACTATGTCTGCAATGAAAAACATTGTGGCGAAAGCAGATGTAAAAGAAGATTTTCCTCAAGACTTTGCGATATATGATTTGAATGAATTTCTTTCTGTTATAACTTTTTTTGAAAATCCAGAGTTGCAATTTGAAGATAGTTTTGTTGTGGTTACAGAGGAAGGTAGTAGAACAAGAGCTAAATATTTCTTCTCTGACCCCTCAGTGGTTACAACACCAACAAAACCTATAACAATGCCCGAATGTGAAGTTAAGTTAAATCTATCAAGTGATATACTTGATAGGATTACTAGAGGTGCATCAGTAATTGGAGCTCCTGATCTTGCATTAGAATCTGGAACTCTTAAAGCAACAGATAAGAAAAATGATACTGCAAATGATTTTCAAATGGATATAGAAGTTGAATCTGATAGCAATGATTATAAGTTTTGGTTTAAGGTTGAAAATTTAAAACTTATTCCTGATTCATATGATGTACAGATATCCTCAAAAAGTATTAGTCATTTTAAGAACTCAAAAGGTGATGTTGAATATTTTATTGCTCTTGAACCAGAGTCAACATACAATGCCTAATTTGAGGAATTTATATTATGGAAACATTTTTATGGGTGGAGAAATATCGCCCAAAGGATATAGAATCGTGTATTCTACCTAAGAATCTAAAAGATTCATTACGTGATTTTGTAAATCAAAAACAACTTGCAAATCTAATTCTATCAGGCCCGCCAGGCGTTGGTAAGACTTCTGCTGCAAAAGCAATGCTTGATGAAATTGGTGCTACTAATATGCTGATTAACGGTTCAGAAGAATCGGGAATTGATGTTCTTAGAACCAAGATTAAAAACTTTGCATCTACTGTTTCTCTTGAAGGTGGACGCAAATACATTATACTTGATGAAGCAGATTATTTAAATGCACAATCAACTCAACCAGCCTTGCGTGGGTTTATGGAAGAGTTTCATAAGAATTGTGGATTTATTCTTACATGTAATTATAAGAATCGTTTGATACCACCATTACATTCTCGGTGTAGTGGAATAGATTTCTCTATTCCAAAATCAGAAAAACAAACACTCGCATCAGAGTTTTTCAAAAGAGTTATTGAAATACTTGATGAAGAAAGTATTACTTACAACAAGAAAGTTGTTGCAGAACTTATTAATAAATACTTTCCAGATTGGCGTAGAATATTAAATGAACTTCAAAGATATTCTGTATCTGGAACAATTGATGCTGGATTACTTGTAAATATTGCAGAAATAAATATTCGTGAATTGATGGAATCTATGAAGAGAAAGGAATTTACGAATGTTCGTAAATGGGTTGTTGATAATCTGGACAATGATCCTAGCCGTATGTTCCGTAGGATTTATGATAATCTTTACGATTATGTGGATGATAGCAGTATACCCCATATTGTTATTATATTGGGTGAATACCAATATAAAGCAGCTTTTGTTGCAGACCAAGAAATCAACTTAATGTCTTGTCTTACAGAGATAATGGCAAGAGGTAAATTCAAATGATTGATGTATATGATAATGTATTAGAGAATCATGTTGCAGAATATATTGATATGGAAATGAAAAAACTCTCATGGAAATATGATTACAATTCTCAGATAGGACAACCAAATAAACATTGGCACATTCTTGCTGGACATGATGAAACTGAAATCAAAGAAAATAATCTAGAATGGTTGCTACCTATTTGGGAAACAGCTTTGTACAAATATGATTTTAAGAATAAATATAAAGTTACGAATTATATACGCATGTACATGAATGCTCATACACATGGTATTGAACCGCATCTTCATGTTGATGATGGTGATTTTACTATGATTTATTATCCTCGATTGGATTGGAAATTAGAGTATGGTGGTGGCACATTAGTTGACGGAAAACTATTGCACAACTTTGGTAATAGATTAATTGTATTTGATGCATACCTTCCTCACATGGCCATGCCTGTTTCTCGCCAATGTTATGAGTTGCGTACTTGTGTTGTTTTAAAGTGTAATATTGACTAATGCAAGTTCCTATGCATATGTCCACACTTCCTGCTCTTAAATTATTATTTGCAGTATTAGATGAAGATATGATCAAGATAATTAATGATTATATTGATAGTCATAAACTAGAAGATCATTCTGATCAGTTAGTTGGACAAATACGACAAGATAAAAAGTCTGCTCAGTTGCAACTTAATATGAATGATACTGTTCCAAGTAAACTTGGTGAGTTTTTAAAAAGTATGGCTAATACTTATGCAAAAGAACATGGTATTATTGCAGAAAGTATGAATATCACTTCTATGTGGTCTATACATAGTTATGCTGGAGATTACAATCCTTTACATGAACATGGCACTGCTAGTCTTGGTGTATCGTGTATTTTGTTTCTCAAAGTTCCACCTCAGATACAGAAAACAGAGTCAAATAAAATGATGGACATGAATAATAGTTCTGGTAGTTGTGATGGATGGACACAGTTTGTATGGGGTGCAAATGGTTTTATGGATACATCCAACTTTCGACACTCAACAGAATCATTTGTTCAGCCAGAGGTAGGAAAACTGGTTATGTTTCCTATCTGGTTGAAACATCAAGTGTGTCCTTTTTTTGGAGATGGAGAGAGAAGAACACTCTCTACCAATATTGATATATGTACGAATTAAAAGATTACCTAAAAGCCATAAATCAAACAAAGGAAAAACTTCTTGATACTGAAGATGAAGAGTGGGCTAAAAAATATTCACCTTTTATCGTAAATAAGTGCCTTGCACCGTTTCCTGACACCTGTATGTTGGTGAATGAAATAAACCAACTACCACATATAGACAAAAAACTACAATTTGATTTTTTGATAAATAGTCTTAGACCAAGAAAACGATACACTCCTTGGATGAAGGCGAAGAAATTGAAAAATCTAGAATATGTTAAAGAGTTTTATGGATATAATAATGAAAAGGCAAGGGCGGCTCTTGATATACTAGATGATGAACAGATTTCTGCCATAAAAACAAAATTATATAAAGGTGGAAAAGATGGAAGAAATTAGTTGGACACAGGAGCATATGTTAGAAGTCGGGTTAAACGAGCCTGATGATTTTCTAAAGGTACGAGAAACATTATCTCGTATTGGTGTTGCTTCCCGAAAAGAAAGAAAGTTATATCAGTCTTGCCATATATTGCATAAGCAAGGACGGTATTATATTGTGCATTTTAAAGAGTTATTTGCACTTGATGGAAAGGACACAAATCTATCTGAAAACGATATTGCTCGTAGAAACACAATTGCAAATCTATTAAAAGATTGGGGCTTGATTACTATTATTGGTGAAGTAACAGCTGTCGCACCGTTAAGTCAAATTAAAGTATTGTCTTATCGTGAAAAGAATGAATGGACATTAGAAACAAAATATAATATTGGTAAAAAGAAAGAGGTCTGATGAAAAGGTTTATTCGGCACTTTAATGAACAAAAAGATATAGACTCTTTAAAGTATGATAAAGTGAAAGAGAAACCAACTCCTCTTCTCAAAGGTGAAGATTGGAAAAATATTAATGTGCCTGAACCACCAAGAAATAGTAGCCCAGAAGTTAAATCTGAATTATCAATGATAAAAGAGTTGGGTTCTAATAGAACACAAAAAGATATTAATAGTATTAAAGAGCATGATATGGTGGCAACTTATGCTATTAGAGATTATCTTGAAGAAAATGATTTACTCTATGATACTGAAGATATAACAAAAATAGTTAAAACAGGTGCAGGCGTTAGTAGATTTTACAAAAACAAATTTCAAAGAATAAGACCTTGGCAGCTAGCAGAAGAATTAGGAATGGAAATCAACCATATGGATTTTCCATCTGATAGTATGCAAACACCATCTTACCCAAGTGGACATAGTTTGCAGTCTCGTTTAGTTGCTGAGTATTATATTAAAAAATATCCAGAGCATAGAAAAGGATTGATTGCTGCAGCCGAAGAATGTGGTCAAGGTAGAGTAAAAGCTGGTTGGCATTTTCCTTCTGATCATGATGTTGGAGTTTTGATAGCAACAGAAATTGCCCCAATGGTGAAACTATAATGGAAAAGTTCAAGTCATTCATCACCGAACAAAAAGAAGAAAAGTATCGTATTCTCGTAATTTCTTCTGAGTCGAATAACGATAAAATGTTTCATACAGCCCAAAGGGTAACAGATGAAGCAAAGAAATCTGGCCATGATGTTTATGTTGTGAAAGTTGAAGGTGCTATTATTTCATATGATGATGGTTACAAGATTTATAACTCTGATGATAAAGATGGATTTGCAATTAATAGAGACACAGTTGCGATTGTTCGTGGTGCTGTTCGACTAAAAAAGAGTTATCTGGATTTGCTTAGTCAATTAGAAAAAATTGGTGTTTGTATGGTAAACAGTCGAGAAACGGTTGAGATATCATCAGACAAATATAGGACATATGTTAAATTGCAAGACTTTGGATTGACACTACTACCAAGACCCTTCGTTCTAGGAGATGATGAAA